CTGAAAAGAAAAAGTCATCTTCTAAACCGACTAGACAATCTGCTGCAGATATGGTCTCCACTAAAACAACTAGTGTAGATACTAAGCAAGAGAAAGTTTGGTCAGAAAGGGAGATTGCTGCCATGAGCGTTGCAGAGTTTGATAAATACGAAAGTGAAATCAGCGATGCTATGCAAGAAGGCAGAATCATTAAATAAACTATAACTTAAAGGAGAAAGTATCATGGCTCAATATTTTGAACCCGGAACGGATACTGATGCTAACTTTGCTAACTCCGCAAGTGGACAGACTAATAGTTTCTTTTTACCTTCGGTTTACTCTAAAAAGGTTTTAAACTTTTTTAGAAAAGCCTCGGTAGTAGAAGCTATTACTAACACCGACTATGCCGGTGAGATATCCTCTTTCGGAGACTCAGTAAAGATTATCAAAGAACCAGTAATTTCTGTGTCTGATTACACAAGAAATTCTGATACTACAGAAACTAGACTAACAGACCAAGAAATTACTTTGGTTGTTGATAGTGCCAAAGCTTTCAAATTCATCGTAGATGATATTGAAACTAATATGTCACATGTCAACTTCAAAGAAGTAGCTTCTAGCTCTGCTGCATATGCATTGAAAGATTCATATGACGCTGCAGTTATTGCTGTTATGTTTGCAGGATTATCTGCTTCATCACCAAACCACGTGTTAGGTGCTGATAGTGCAACTGATTTAGGAGCAGGAGTCTTTGATGGCTCTGGTGCTGCTGACATTGGTAGTGGTGGTTCTGAAACTGACCCTCTAGACCTTATGGCTAGAATGTCAAGACTATTAGACGAACAAAATGTACCTGAAGAAGGTAGATGGTTCGTTGCAAGTCCTGACTTCTACGAAGTTCTAGGACAAACCTCTTCTAAATTACTATCTGTCGACTATAATGGTGGACAAGGTTCTCTTAGAAATGGTTTAGTGGCTAGTGGAAAACTACGTGGTTTTGATATGTACAAGTCAAACAACATTGCTGCAACATCTAATGCTGCCGGTAAATGTTTAGCAGGACATATCAGTTCTACTGCAACTGCTAACACAATTCTTTCAACAGAAGTGTTGAGAGACCCAACATCGTTTGGGGATATTGTTAGAGGTCTTCACGTCTATGGTGCGAAAGTACTTAGAGATGAAGCCTTAGTAGGTGCATTCTACGGTATCGATTAATACCAACTCGTAAGTGGGGAGGGTTTTCCTTCCCCCTTACACTTTAAAAGGATATATTATGTGGGATTACAACAAATGGTTACAGAACGATTTTAATACTAGAATAGTAGGTAAGTGGTTTAAAGAAGAACCAAAAAAGAAAAAAGAAACTAAAGAAGAAAAATAAATATGGCAACTTCATTTCTAACATTAACAAATGATATTCTTAGAGAACTTAATGAAATTGAATTAACTTCTGCAACTTTCGCAAGTGCAAAAGGAATTCAAAAGTTTGTAAAAGAAAGTATAAATAAATCAATTAAGGATATAGCCAATGAAGAACCTCAACTTCCTTTCTTTTCAGTAGCAGCAAGTGGAGGTACAGACCCTTTTTATGGTAACGTAACTGTAGCTTCTGTTGCAGGAACTAGATGGTACATATTAAAAGCAGGAAGTTCTAGTATTATTACAGATTATTCATCTGTGGATTGGGATGACTTTTATATAACAACAATAAGTGTTAGTGGTGAATCTGCTCCTTATGTTTCAAAAGGATTAAAATTTATTACATTAGATGATTGGACTAGATATCTAAGAGATTCAGAAAATCAAGATGATGCAGATAGTCAAAACTATGGAGAACCACAATATGTTATCCGTAGTCCAGACCATCGTAAGTTTGGTTTAAGTCCTATACCTGATAAAGTTTATAATGTGCATTTTTATGCTTATAATGCACCAACAGTTTTATCAGCTTATGGAGACGAAATAGTATTACCAGACCAGTACACTAATGTAATAACAGCCAGAACAAGATATTATGTATGGCAGTTTAAAGAAAGTCCACAACAAGCAGCTTTTGCTTTAGATGATTATAAAAAAGGTATGAAACAAATGAAGTCTAACTTAATTAATCCAAGCCCGTCTTATATGTCAGATGATAGAAGGTATTTTTAATGCCTACATCACAGCCTTATACAGTAGCAGTAAATGGAGGATTAGTAAGCTCATCTAATGTTATAGATTTACTTAAGACTCCCGGAGTTGCAAAAGATTTAAGAAATTTTGAAGTATCCATAGAAGGTGGATATAGACGTATTAATGGTTATCAAAAGTTTGGTACTACTAATGCAACGAGACCTACAGGTAGTGCTACAAATATATTAGGTACATTTACATATGCTGATGGTGTTATTGTTACAGCATCAACAGGAATATATTTTAGTAATGATGGAGCGACTTGGATAAATATTGGAAGAAGTTCAGTATCCGGAAGCGGTGATAACTATTCAACCTTTACAGGAAGAAGTACTCTAACTAGAACTGGACAAGGGCAATGTCAATTTACATTATTTGATGGACCTACGTATGATTATGGTCAAGTTATTATTGCAGATGGAGCTAATAAACTTTATAGTTTTAGAATGGAAGGAACTGGTGATTTAGATTCTAGAACATTTTTTACAGAAGAGATAACAGTTACAAGTACAAAATATGTTAAGTATGTTACAACTCATGATAAACATTTAATAGCTGCAGGAGTTGAAGATAATTTAAGTACATTATACTATAGTGGAACACTAGACCCAACTGATTTTACAAGTACAGGTTCAGGTTCAATAGTATTAGAAGACCAGATAGAAGGAATAAGAGGTTTTCGTAATGAACTATTTATATTTTGTACTAATAGTATATTTAAACTTATAAATATTAATAGTTCAAGCACTGTTGCAATAGTACCAGTTACAAAGAACGTAGGTTGTTTAAGTGGTTATAGTATTCAAGAAATAGGTGGTGACTTAATATTCTTAGCACCAGATGGATTAAGAACAGTAGCCGGTACAGCAAGAATTGGTGACGTTGAATTAGGAACTGTTAGTAAAGCTATACAACCTCTTGTTACTAATTTAACAGAAAATATTAATAGTTTTGTAATAAGTAGCGTTGTACTAAGAGATAAATCTCAATATAGATTATTTTATAGTAATACAGGCTTAGAACAAACACAACAAAAAGGAATAATAGGAACACTTAGACCAGAAGGATTTCAATGGTCTGAAACAAGAAGTTTAGAGGTTACTGCGATTGGTTCAGGATTTGATAGTAGTAATGTAGAACAATATTATCATGGAGATACTGAAGGATATATATATCAACATGATACAGGTAATAATTTTGATGGTACTAATATATTAGCACGATACGAAACACCAAACTATGATTATGGAGATTTAGGAACATTAAAAACTTTACATTATGTTAGAGTATCTGCAAGTGCGGAAGGCATTGTAGAACCTGATATACAAGTTAGATTTGATTATGGGAATACAGATATCCCACAACCACCAGATTTATTTGATATAGGAGTTATAAATCCTCCTTCAAAGTTTGGTGATGCATTGTTTAATACAAATGTATTTGGTGGTGGTGATAACCCTTTAATAAGAATTCCATTACAAGGTAGTGGAACAAGTAATAATTTTACCATTATAAGTAACGATACAAAGCCACCCTATACTATAAATGGTTTTTATGTAGATTATATACCTTCAGGCAGGAGATAATAAATGGCACAAACATACACAAGACAAAGTTCATTCGCAGATGGAGATACTATCACAGCAGCTTTATTCAATAATGAATATAATCAATTAGTAAATGCATTTACATATAGCTCAAGTAGTGATAGTTCTACAGGGCACAGGCATGATGGAACAGCAGGTCAAGGTGGTAATATACATACTATAGGTGACTTAGACTTTTTAAATAAGATAGTTGCAGATAGTACAAATAATCGATGGGGCTTCTTTGTTGAAGTATCCTCTTCAGCAGTAGAACAAATTAGAATAGCAGATGGTGTAGTATCACCAGTAACAGATAGTGATGTAGATTTAGGAACGAGTTCACTATACTTTAAGAATGCTTATATAGATGCAATAACAACTACAGGTAATGTATCTGTAGGTGGTAACTTAGATGTTACAGGAACAATAGACTTTAGTGATTCAGCAATAACTAATGTAGGAAGCATTCAATTAGACAGTATTGCAGGTGATGTAGATTCAAATACCTCAATAACTTTTAGTGGCTCAGATGTAATTACTGTAGCAGCAGGAGGAGATAACCAAGTTACATTTACAAATGGAGCTATCGTACCTTCTACAGACAATGATATAGATTTAGGAACAAGTTCAGTAGAATTTAAAGATGCTTATTTTGATGGTACAGTTACAACTGATGCTCTTGTAGCAGATACAGCAGACATTAATGGTGGTACAGTAGACGGAGCAACAATAGGTGCTAGTTCAGCAACTACTATTGTTGGTACAACTATACAAGGAACAACTATAACAGCTACTACAGCTTTCGTACCTGATGCATCTGATGGTGCTGCTTTAGGTACTAGTTCTCTAGAGTTCTCAGATTTATTCTTGGCTGATGGAGCAGTTATAAACTTCGGTGATGACCAAGACGTATCATTAACTCACGTAGCCGATACAGGCTTACTTCTTTCAAGTACCGACCAATTACAATTCGGTGATTCAGGTACTTATATTTATCAATCTGCTGATGGTGTCTTAGACTTAGTATCTGATACAGAGATTGAAATTAATGCAACCACTATAGATATTAATGGTGCTGCAGATATATCAGGAAACTTAGCAGTCGGTGGAAACTTAACAGTTACTGGTACTGCTACAATAGCAGGTAACTTAACATTTGGTGATGCAGCTACTGATACAGTAGCCTTTAGTGCAGATGTAGCTTCTAATCTTTTACCAAGTGCTGATAATACTTATGATATTGGTGCTTCAGGTTCTGAATGGAAAGACCTTTACTTAGATGGCACAGCTAATATAGATAGCTTAGTTGCTGATACTGCCGATATTAATGGTGGTACAGTAGATGGTGCTATTATTGGTGGTTCAAGTGCAGCAGCTATTACAGGTACAGCTATTACAGGTACAAGTTTTGTAATAGGTTCAGCAGATATATCAGAAGCAGAATTAGAAACAATTGACGGAGTTACAGCAGGAACTGTTGCAGCTTCTAAAGCAGTTGTTGTAGATAGTAATAAAGACATTGCAAGTTTTAGAAACATTACACTTACAGGAGAACTTGATGCAGGAAGCCTAGACATCTCTGGAGACATAGACGTAGACGGCACAGCTAACTTAGATGTCGTTGATATAGATGGTGCTGTGGATATGGCTTCTACGCTTGCCGTAGCAGGAGACTTAACAGTTGCTAGTTCTATTTTAGTGACTGGTGATGTTGCAGCAGGTGATGATGCAGCTATGGGATATAACTCTACTCAAGGCTTGGTATTGACCGGACAAGGTTCAAGTCAAGATGTAACGATTAAGAATGATGCAAATGCAAAAGTTCTTTCTATACCAACTGGCACAACTACTGTTGATTTTGAAGGCGATATAGACGTAGATGGAACAGCAAACCTAGATGTCGTTGATATAGATGGTGCTGTGGATATGGCTTCTACGCTACAAGTAGATGGAGCTATTACAGGCTCATCTACAATCAATGGTGTAGGTATATCTTCTAATATTACAAACTTTGCACAAG